GCAACGAACGTACAGGATACCCAGGAGGATCTCGTCTCCAAGCAGGAAGACCTCGCCGAGCGGATGGACTCGGCTGAGGCGGAGATCTCGACGCTGCACGAGCAGGTCGATAAGGACTCCGAAGGTGAGGACGACGACGAATCCGGCGGTGCCGAGAGCGGCGCGAGCGGCACCAAGGGTGGCGAGGACGACGACGAGAAAGAGCACACGGAGGTGGACGTCGACGAGGTAGCAGAGGAAGCTGCCGAGAAGGGTGCGGAGAAGGGCGCGACAAGCGCTGTCAAGTCCATACTCGGGCTCGACGACGACGACCTCGAGACCGACGAGGACGGCAACCAGGTCGTCCGTAAGAGCGTGTTCGATCCCGAGTTCGAGCAGGACGAGCAGAAGTCCCGCATGACCACGGACGACATCTCGCTGGCTCCAGGCGGTGACGGAGAATGAGCGGGCGCGTGAAAAGCTACCCGCAGGGCGTCGTCAAGTCACAGGGGAGACCCTCGGGTAACTCCGAGACCCGTGCAGCGAACACGCGATCGTTCGGCGTCGGCGGCGGAAACGTCATGGCCGACCTCATCGAGAAAAAGTACGGCGTTCCGGGCGATGAGGTGCCGTACTGGGACCCCTACGGCCACCTTACGGGCCAGCCGATCGATCTGAGAGAAGATCTGATGAAGCACTGGCGGCCCACGTTCGAGGCGATGAACGAGTCGTTCCGCCAGGACCGCAACGCCTCGTTCGATTACGTGGCAAAGCAGGCGATCGAGAAGAACATGGAGCGGGCGAACTTCTCGATTCCGATCTACTTCACCCCTGAAGTCTACATCACCGACGACGAGGCAACGCCCTTCGCCGATATGGTGCCCCGGGTCGCCGTCCAGCAGGACACTATCGAGGTGGACGAGGAGATCGACATCGGGGATACGAGTTCGTTCCAGGGCGGGGAGTCGGCTAATCCAGCTTGGCCGGAGAACGACGACAGCTACCTGAACCACTCCTACGACGTGTACGCCTACGGGCGACAGAACACGGTGAGCGACTTCGTACAGCTCGCCGCCCAGACGTTACGCTCGACGCGGGCACTCACCGAGGAAGCGCAGGTCAGGTCGATCCGGCAGTACGAGGAGCGCCAGATGCTCCTCGGGCGGGGGTCGAACCTCACGGCTGCTGGGAACGCCAACGACTCGAACGGCTTCCTCGGCATCCTCGACTTCGTGAACGACCCCGCCGCGCAGATCGCCGACGAGGCGGGCGCGCAGGTTACGCTGAACAAGGTCCGCGAGCAGATCAAGAAGCTGCGGCGAGAGGGCAAAAGCTCGCGGGACAATATCGCCCACCTGACCGATCACACCACGTTCGAGGACCTGAAGTCGGATCTCACGGAGTTCTCCCGGTACGATAGTCCGGGCGACACCTTCGACTTCGGCTTCAACGCGATTATCGTGGACAATACCCCGATCTTCGAGACCCACGGCCTGCGCGATGTCAACGGCGAGCGGGTGTTCATCAGCCACGACATGAGCGCGGGTTACGCAGGGATGCTTCAGGACGTGACGATGCACCCCCTCGCGCGCACGTCGCCGGTCGAGGACTTCGCCGTCGATGCCTACGGTTCGATGGTCGGAGAATCGACTCGCCGGACCTACGCACTGGAGAACCTCGCGTAATGGCGGTGACACACTAATGGCCGCGACTGACACCGCCCTCCAGTTGATCGAGAACAGCCTCGGCGTGTTCGGCCTCGCGGCCTACACGATCGAGCTCCACGCCGTCTCGGTTGACACCGATGCGAACGGCACCGGCTCGACCGTCGTCAACCACGAGCAGGACTTCGCTACTGGCGACGTCTTCCCCCTGGTAACGGGCGGGGCAGACGGCGACTTCTACGTGAGCAGTGCGGGCGCGAGTCAGACGACGGTCAACGTCGATGGCTCGACGACGACCGGCGGCTCGGTCTCGGTGTGGCTCATGGTCGTCGGCCCGGACCCATCGGGAGCGCGGAGGTAACGCGGAGGTACTGATCGCTCGTGTCCGTCACCTCCGAACTGGTCGATGAGGTGCCCTACGCAGACCCGAGTGACGTCGCGGTCTACATTCGGAACAAGACTTTCGACGCCTCAAGCGACCCGACCGACGAGCAGGTGCGCGAGTTACTGCTGCGCGCGTCCAGCCGGATCGACCGGATCACCGGACGGGCATGGCGCACGCGCCGAGTGAGCGACATCGAGGTGACAGCGCAGCGGAGCCACAGTCAGCGCCGCACGCCAGTTCGCGGCGGGCGATCGATGCACGGGCGCGCTCGCGGTCGAGGCTACGGAGTAGCTGGCGGTCGGATCGGTCGCCGAGGCGGCGGGCGGCGGCGCGTGCTCGCGGTACTCAATCACCTGGACGTGCGATCGATCGACGGGAGCGCTGGCGACTCGGTAGTGGTGCTCCACGAGAACGGAGAGACGGACATCACAGCCAACGAAGGCCGGGCGCTCGGCGACGGCAACGACTTCGTTCTCGACGCGCGCTCTGGCCTACTGCACGTCGATCTCGCTGCCTTCAGTGGCGAGGGGACGACGACCAGCAGCGGGGCGATCGGACTGCACGGACGGAGCCAGCCGACGCTCGCACCGCTGCTCGTCCGACTGAGCTACCGCTACGGCACCGACGAGAGCGCACAGACGGCGGCGAACGCCGAGACGGAGTACGCCCAGCCGAGCGCGAGCGTCCCCGGAGAGTTGCGTAACGCCTGCGCGAAGTTCGTCGCGGCCGACCTGATCCATACCGACCAGTACGGATCGATGCTCGCCTCCGGCCCGGAGAACACGCCCGATCAGACGACGGCAGCGGGGAAGCTGTTCGCCGCTGCGCGAGACGCGACGCAAGCCTACCGCAGGAGACCGAGCCTATGAGCGATCCACAGTCCACCAGCGACGGCGATACCGAGGAGGAACGCACCGACGACCGGCAGCATGACGAGGAGAGCCACCGCGAGCGCGCTAAGGAGGCCGCCACGGACGACCGCGAACGAAGCGGATCGGAGCCGGGCCATGCCGACGGGTTAGATCCTCTCCGGTTCAACCTGTTGAAGCGCGAGACGGGAACTCCGGCAGGTACGACCGTCGAGCGGGCGGTCGCGCAGGGGACGCTCTATCCACACCCGAGCGGCCAACTCACACTCGCCCGGATGGAGGGTGGAGCGGGTATCTCAACCTACCCCTCGATCGAAGCGCTCGAAGCCGACCCACTGGTCGGCGAGCATACCCGGATTGAGTGGATCGACATCCCTGAGGACGCTATCACGGGGTTCACGCGATGACCCGCGCGGGAAGCGTCTCGTTCGAGTTCGACGAGCAGGCCGCCGAGGAAGCGATCGCCGGTCTGGGGGCCGCCGGCCGGGTGGCCTACACTGCTGATTATGCGGAGTACGTTAACTACCCGACCGCGTTCGCCGGCTCGCAACCACCGTTCGATCCGCTGCGCGAGTGGGTCGATCGGAAGTGGCCCGATCTCGACAGTGGGCTGAAAGACGCCGCGCTCGCGGAGGGAATGGAGGCGAACAGCGGTGCCCACAAGGCAGCCGTGACCTGGATCGTCATTCACGCGATCGCTGAGAACGGCACTGAGGGCGTGTTCTTCGCCGAGCGCTCGCTCGAGGAGGGCAAGCGCAAAGCCGACGCGCTCGCCGCGAAGTACGAGGGTTCCGACGACCCCGAGGCCGGCCGGAAGCTGGTCGAGGACGCGCTCGATCTCATGTTCGCGCGCTCCCAGGAGATCGTCGCGGATGAGGCGAGCGACACCGGCAACCTCCTTCAATCGGGCATGGTCGAATTACTCGACGCCGACGACGTGGACGTTCCCGAGACCACCAGAGGTGGCGAGGAATGACCCCCGACAGTATCGGCGGACCATACCTGCTCAAGCGCGACGTCCACGCCACGCTGCACGGCCTCGCCGATGGCGATGAGGACGGCGATGCACGGCCCGAGGCATACCTCGACGCGCTGCGCGACGTCCAAGCGGAGCTCAGGATCGGCGGCGATGACGTGACCGAGGACGACGACAACGATACTTCTGGAGGCGGTGAGTAGCCGTGTCCCTCGGCGAACCCACACAGGACGTGACGGCGCTCACGCACTCGTTTATCGATACGCACTGGCCGGACG